TACCTGGCTGAAATCCTATTTTTTGTAACATATAAAAACCTGTTTATTAGATGTTATAGCAGATTATGGCTAATTTCAATAGGTTTAAAGCAAGGGGAATCTGTGGTGGATCATCCCCCCGCAAGCCTAATGTATAGATTATTTTTAAATTTTTGTCAACTTAACACCTCTAAATGAAGAAGGCAAACCTACCAAAGGTCTCTTATCTAAGTAGTTTTCTTCAGCATTTTTAGTGTTAGCTTTATTGTAATGTAGAAATACTTGTCCACAGTTATCACCTTTAAATTCATCTCTCCAATGTTCAAGTTCACATCCAGAATAAATTAACATATCTCCAGGTTTTAAATCTACTTTTATACCTGCTTGACCTCTCTTACCCGTTGGATCAAGATATATTGGCCAAGGATCACCACCTAAATTTAAAGTAGTAGATATTTCACAGGCATGTCTGTCTTTGTGACGAGCTAAAATATCACCATGTTTATATATTCTTGCATAAGAATATGTTTCAGATAATTTTAATTTAGTATGTTTTTCCATAACAGGTTTTACTTCAACTAATAAAGTTTCCATTACAATGTCAGCATAATTTGAATAGGTATTTGGAACTTGTGAATCAGTCCATACACCAAAATGTTGTGTAAAGGGTGATATATGTTTTGTATCAAATAATACACTTGCAACATTTCTTTTATTTTGAAAATATTTATAAACAAAATCTGCTAACTCTTTAGATATTGCTTTTTTTAATACTGCATATTTATTTTTTTTAAAACTCATGCTGGCCTTACCGATAAATTAAATGATAAACTTATCCTGTCTTCGTTTGAATTATTTTTTTCAACAAGATGTTCTACATATCCAGGAAACATTACAAATCTATTTTCTCTAGGTTCTATAAAAAAACTATCACAATTTAATATATTAGTTTCTTTTGCCGGCAAATCAGCAATTCCATCCATTCTATAAAAAGAATCTTTCAATAAAATTAGATTTCCACAATCTTGTGGTGTTTTTAAATAATACACACATGCAAATTCAGAGAGAGGATGTACATGCGGTTTATTACTATGTTCTTTATTATTTATATTTAACCAAGAGTTTCCTACGTTAATATTTAATTTACAATCATATTGATAAGTATCTAAATTTTCATTTATCTTTTGTTGTAGTTTGGCTATTAGGTTTAAGAATTCAGTAGATTTCTGCATCCCTCTAGTTTGATAACCTCCTACATTTGTTTTTTCTTGAGAAGGTTCTCTAGATTTCATTTTGTAAGCTAATTTTATTAAAGCCTCTTTTTCTAAATCTGTGTTTTGAATATCATCTACAAACGCTGGCGTAGAAAATACTGTAAAATGTGTCATAATGTTATCCTTGATGTTGGACCACCTAAGTTTCCTCTAGGTAGTATATTAAAAGGTATTGAATATCTATCTTCTTGCCCATAATATTTGTTTATTTGATGGTAAATATAATTAGGAAAAAGAATCATTTCATTTTTATTACTTTCAATATAATAAGACAAAGAGTTGTATTTATTATATTCCGTAGGTTCTATATTCCAAAAATCACTTGTATATGGTTTATGTATTTTTATTTGATTATTATCTTTTAAATAAAAAACACCACTTAAAATACAATGAGAATGTTTATGCATTGATGAATATCCTCCTGTTTTAGTTTTAGTAGCCCAAGCTTCAATAATTTCAAATTCTACATTTAATTTCATCTTATCATTTAACCAGTCATCACAAGCTTGTATAACACTTTTTTTTAAATCAGGTAATTTATCTAACAATGATTTACAGTCAGAACTTCTTAAACAATCTTTGCCTTCAATAGGCACGTATGTTAATTTTTTTAAAGTATCTAATATTTCGTCACAGTTTAAATTAAATTTATATTTTAAAATGGGTTCAGCGAATAAATTTAAATCTTCTACTTTCATATATCTATAATATTATTTAAACTATAAAAAATCAATAAATTATTTTGTTGGTTTTTTATTCGTAGCATGTTGATAATTAAACCAACCCGTTACTATCCCCTTATCTACTTTGCAAGGTAGTCCTCTATGCGCGTGAGTAAAGTCAGTAGGCCACAAAATAGTTAAACCTTTCCTTGGTTGAACTTTTAATTTTTGCCAATAAAATTCTGTTTCTCCTCCATCTCCTTCATTAACATCATTTAAATAAGTCATAAAAACAACTTGTCTTCCAGAAGTTTCTAAATTTCCTCTTTCATAATGGTATTCAAAAAACCCACCTTTATTTGCTTTATAATACTGTATATTTGTTCCTGATGTAGCAGTTTTTAAATAATTTCCAAGTAAATAATATTGCATGTAGTCTCCTAAAAATCCTGATATCTCAGAAAAATATTCTTTTATAAAAGGTGTTTGATTATTATTAAAAAAAGTAACATCTATAGAATTTTTTATACTTAAAACAACACCTTGGCTTACATTTCCTTTGCCTTTATATTCGTTATTGTTCTTGTGGTATTCTATGAATTGATCACAAAGATTTAAATTCTTTAGTTGATAACTTCTAATAAAAGTTTCCATTACTTATAATTTATATTTATGTTAAATCTAGCTTTAGTATTTGTGCAAGTAGAACTAGAATGTTTTTTATGTCCTTCAAAAAATAAAATTCTATTTTCTTTAGAATCAATTTTTTTATTTTCAAACGATGTAAAACCATCGCACGTGTTTAAAGAAAACAAAGCTGACTTATGTTCATAAGGATAATCTACATGTAATTCATTTATATTTATTTTTTCAGATCTAGGATATAAATTTACCACAACTCTAATAACTTCATTGTGGGGTATAAAAAATAATAAATTTTTAGTAAATAAATTCCAATAACCACTTGGAGTATTATCTAAAAATACATTATGGGTCATGTAATAACTTAAATCTTTTTGATTATTTTTATGGTGTATGTTTATTTTTTCTTGAAAATACCAAGGAAAATAAGAACTAAATATTTCTTTCTTTAATATATTTAAATTTTCTTGCGGTAAAAAATTATCTTTTATTTCGTATTTCATTATTTATAACTTTTTCCATCATTCCAAATTACTAAACTATACCTTGTTCCAGAAGTTACTGGTTTAACTCTATGCCAAACAAAAGATGGAAAAATTACAATAGTTCCTTTAGTTGCTATATTTCTAAGATCATGTGCTTTTCTTGAAACATCTGGACGTTCATCTGTAGCTAACTCTAGTTGCCCTCCTTCATACTCGCTAAAATCATTTAAGCAAACAGTTACTGACAGCTTTCTCATTAAACCTACAAATTCAATTGAGGGAGCTGCTCTAGCAGAAGCTTCTTTTACTTCTTTATAAGGTTTTATCCAAGCGTCTACATGCCAATCATAAAATTGACCTGGTTGATAAGTAGTAAACTGACATTTTTCGCTTCTACTAAATTCATAATTCCAACCAGCATTTTTATTTGCTTGATGTACGTAAGGTATTATTTCATTGTAAATCCAAGGGTCGTCTAACCAAGCAACATTTGATTTTCTTATTTTACCATTTAAAGAAGCATCACCAACAACCGCATTTTCTGAAGTTTGTTGTAGACCATATTTTACAATATCATCACATAAATTTTTAGGGACAGCATTTTTAAAATACCAATACAAATACTCTATATTCATTCTAGAGATTTTTATACACTAATTAAAATAAAAGTCTAGTTAGTCCAGGTGCCTGCTTTTTGATTTGCAAATACATCTGCCATAGTCCAAATTCCTGGAGCTCCTGTTACAACGCTTACTTCTTTTACAAGAACAACTCCATCACCACCGTCACCACCTTTTCCAGAAGGTCCTCCAACAGCGCCTTCTTCTCCGGCACCACCGCCGCCACCACCAGAATTATCTACACCATCAGTACCAGCTCCAGCAGGATCTCCACGACCACCGGCACCACCGCCTCCAGGACCACCGCCACCAGCTGCATTACCATTAGAAGGTCTACAACCACCACCGCCACCACCGCTATAAATTCCAGCAGTTGGACCATAATAAGGTTGAGGTGCAGAACCAAAAACAGGTGTTGCATCTGCTCCATTCCCACCGGTTCCTCCAGTATTGGGACTACCATTACCACCAGCACCACCAGCACCACCACCAGCACCTGGGTTAGAAGGTCCATTACTTGCTCCACCATCACTACCTTCTGGGGGAGAATAACCTCCAGCATTACCATTACCGGTATATGGGTTTTCTGGTGCTGTTGCAGAACCGCCTCCAGATCCACCATCTAAAACATTAGTATTAGGAAAATTTGATCCACCACCTAAACCATTTCCCATTCCTGATCCACCTCCAGTCGAAGCGATTGGTCCAAAAGAACTATCATCTCCTTGACCATTTTGAAATGGTTGACCATTTAATGAATTTCCTGCTCCTCCTGCTCCAATTGTAACAGATACAGGTTGACCTGCAGTTACTGGGTGAGCTGGTAATAATCTAAAACCACCTCCACCACCGCCAGAAGCATTTGATTGTGTTCTATGACCACCACCTGCACCACCAGCTACAACTAATAAACCTACGTTCTGTGTTTTTTTAGCTACAAAAGTTCCAGGTGATGTAAAAGGTGTTACTACATCTCCTACTGTTGGTTCTTGAACTGGTCCTATAATTCCGCCATTTGCCATAATAATCTCCTTATACTATATCTTCTTCTGGAAGAAAAGAAGAACTTGATGCGTCCCATCTTCTCATTTTGTTAGAAGAAAGAGGTAATTTTTTACAAACCCAAGTTGTTATAGTTTCATTCCAATCAGGTGGTAGAAAATCACAAACTTCTATTTGATCTCCATTATCATCTAATTCGTCAGTTTTTCTACAATTTTGTATGTTTTCTCCTGGGCAAGCAACAGGGGCTGTATGTAATCCTGTTGTAGTATCTAAGACCCAACTTGGAAACGCTTTTTTATCCGTAAAAATATTATGAGTTGAATTCCACAAAGAACTTATTCCAGCATACGCACCTCTTTCGGAGGTTTGTTTATAAGTTTGTTTCCAAAAAGTATCTGGATAAGTTTCTCCCTCAGCTTCATATTGAGCTTTTAATCTAACACCTTGTGGGATGTTATCTTTTACCCATTGTTCTGCTTGAGTTGAATTGTTACCACCATTATTGGCAACGTCTTGATCTGATACAACAATAACTCTGATTACTTCGTTATTATCAATCCTACATTCAGCAAAGTGCGCCATAGACTATGACCCTCCTTAACTTAATTCCTCGTAGTTTATAGTGATAGTTGCATCTGAGGCTACACCTGCTCCAGCTTCAATATTGTCGCCTTCTTCTAAATACAATGCAGTATTTTTATCTACGACTACTAAAGTTGCGTCTGCAGGACATGATATTGTGCTTGCTATCATAATCGGTGAACCACCTGATTTTGTAATAGCTACAGATATATCAACAGCGTTTGTACCATCTATATTTGCTACGATAATGTTATTTACTTTGAAAACTTTTCCTGAAGAACCAGCGTTTGCTAAAATTTCAGTTGTTAAAGTTGTCCCTAAATTAGCTTGAACAGATTTAGCTGTTATTGTTGAAACATCGACTAAGTTTGGTGCTGACATATTTTATATTCTCCTATCCTTATTTACCCAAAAATTAATGAAAAAGCAACAGCTAATCCAGCAGTGGCAATTTTATTTCCGCCTACTTGAGCTTGTCCCGTTCCGTTCGGAGCTATATTAATGTTACCATTTGCTCCATCTGTTATTGTAATTGTTCCAGAATTAGTTCCAGAATTAGTGTCTAAAACAAGATCATGAGCGCCACTAGATGTTATGGCTGCTGCAGCTGCTCCTGTTCCAAATACAGTTTCACCTGATCCTTTTGGTTTAATAGCTAAATCGATATTAGTATCACCACCAGTTGCAGATAATGTTGGATCATTTCCAGTAGCTGCATTCGCAATAGTAAATTCATTTACGGCAGAACCTGTAGCTGTTAATAAAGCTAGTTCATTTCCGTTCGTATCTAAAATAGATGTACCAATTTTTGGTGAAGTTAAAGTTTTGTTTGTTAAAGTTTGTGTTCCAGTGAGTGTAACATCACCAAAATCTAAAGTTAAAATTTTAGGGTTTGTTCCATCATCGGCTGTTGCAAAAATTAATTGATCACCTTTATCAGTTGCAGCAAAAGTAAAAGAAGATCCTGAACCAGATACATATTTAAATTGTACAGTATGTGATCCTGAAGTTGAATTTCTTAAAAAATAAAAGTTTTGAACATCAAGTGGAATAGTTACTATTTGATTTCCGCTTATTGTTCCTGTGAACTCAATCATTCTGTGAGCAAGCTCTGCTCCAGTTGCTCCATCACTAACAGATAGTGTAGTAGTTTGCGCTCCACCATTAATGTCTTTTTGAATAAAACCACCAGAAATTTGTTCTACTAATGATAAATTGGTATTAGTTTTTGTTCCCCATGTACCGGCGTTTTCCCCAGTTGCTTGAAGTTCAATACCTAAAGGTGTGTAAGTTGATGCCATAAATTTTTATCTCCTATGCAACGTCAGTATAACTTGTATTTGATCCAGTTGCAACATTAGAATAACTACTATTTGATCCTGCTGCAACACTTGTATACGTTGTATTTGACCCCGTGTCAATATTTGCATAAGCTTCTATTCCTAGTAATCCTACTGTTGATGTAAGTTGATCCGTAACTAAACCTTGGACTACGTCTGTTATAGTAAAAGAACCTACACTAGAAGTGCTTGATACACCTGTTAAACCTACCACATCTGCAGGTAAAATAGATCCTACTGAAGAGGTAGAGGCTACACCTGTTAAATTAATTAATTCTATAGATCCTGTCGTAAGATCTCCAACAGAAGATGTAGCTGAAACACCGGTAATTGCACTTGGACCAAATTCTAATCCAACACTACCTACCGCAGAAGTAGAGGCTACACCTGTTAAAGGTTCAGTGCTTATACCAAAAGCTAAACCTAAAAGCCCTTCATCCGAAGTTGCTGCTTGTCCGCTAATACTTACAGTAGGACTAATTACAAAAGTAACACTTCCAACACTTGTTGTTGACTCTTGACCAGATACACCAACTACATCTGCTGGAGATATTGATCCAACACTTGCAGTCGTATCTTGACCTACTAAAGGAATAACTTGATTTGGAGATTCTCCCCAAGAATTATCTCCCCATTCATCTCTACCCCAACCAACTAAAGTTCCAACATAAGACATTGTTGGTGTTGCAAAAGTTGATTCTACACCTGTAAGAGGAACTCCTATTTCACCATCAACCTGTAAACTACCAACACTTGACGTTAGAGAGTGGTTTGAACCTATCATTTCTAATAGGTATTTCACCTCTATATTTATAGATCCTACTGAAGAAGTAAGACCAAAACCTGTAACAGAAATAGTTTCATCTGCTCCTTCACCCCAATCAGCAGTGTTCCAAGTTAATCTTCCCCAACCTGTTTCATTAAATTCTTCTGAACTACCTAAAGAAGTTGTTGCAGATACACCTGTTAATTCTACAGTTAAAATATTAGATTGCCATGAATTTTCGTTCCATGCAACTGAGGGGTTGTCCCCACCCCAAATTGATGTTTCCGACATAAGGAGTTCCTCCTTACGCTATACGAATTATTGCGTTAGATGCGTCTGCTGTTGGAAATTGAATTGTGAAAGTTCCAGAAGAAACTGTTTTATCACCACCGAAAGCGATAACTGCTACAGCTTTATCAGATTGAGTATCATTATAAATTAATGCACCATTAGCTGTAAAAGATGCTGAAGTGTAACTAACATCTGCAAAATCACACACTGCAGTTGAACCAGACAAAGCTGGAGTCGTGCTTGTTAGTGTTGCACCACCTGCGCTGTAGGCTGAACCAGATGTATTAGAAATTTCGTTTGATGTTGAATAAGCTGTAGTTCCAGCTCCTAAACTAGCATCGCTAGTAAACAAAGCTATTTTAAAAGTATTACCACTTGACGCTGTAAAATTGTGTGTACCAACTAAAATCTCTTGCTTAAAGCTGTTACAAACTGCCGATGATATTGCCATAATTTATCTCCTATGGGTTTGCTGATTTTACTGGTATTCGAATAGCGCCATCTGTGTAGTCGTCTCTTCGTCTTCTACCAACTTGTTCGTTAGCAAACTTTTGTACCTCTTGTTTATATTTATTTTCGTAAAGTGTCAACATATCAATTGGACCTTTTAAAAACCCATATGTCTCTGAAAGACAGCAATATAATAGACCATTTGGAAAGTTCATGCTTATATAATTTGTAGTATTTCCAGACTCTAAAGTAGCTGGCATTTTATTATAATGCACTCTAAATTTGTAAGTATCATCAGGAACTGGTGCAAGAAACATTCTTCCTGATGTAGTATCGGTATCTCCAGTCGCTCCTCCATACATAGAATAATACTTTGGTTTACCTCTTTTATCAGAAGCCGTTGAAGATACATATTCTTGTAAATAAGTTACATCTTTTTTCTCTAACCAAGTATTAGCACCTGTTATAGCAGAATTAGAGTCATAAACTTGTATACCTCTTACAAACAATGCACCTGCAGGAGCATTAATTGATTCTTGACCTATAACTAAATTACCTGATTGCTGTAATCTATCTGCATCAATAGGAATATCTCTCATAATTCTATATTGAGAATTTAAAATTATATTTTCTAAAATATCTGTAGTTAAAACATTAGAATCTGTTTCAGTGTAATTTCTTATCTGTGTAACTAAAGTTGAATAACTTATCCCAGCCATTATTTATTATCTCCTCTATGCTTTAAACGTATCTTTTTTTGTTTTGCAGTTTCTTCATATATCTCAAGATGAGGATCTTGCTTTTCAGGTTTAAATATATTTTTTATCCAATTCCAAATTTTATTTATCATGCTTCTATTGTTACAGGCCCAACGGAACAACCGTAGCCTCCTCCTTTTATATTACCACTTGTAGCAGTATTTGTGTCAACTGTAAAAAAGAAAAAATTTTCTGTTAGATAAGAACTTCTTGCATCTCTTCCAGGATTACCAGATCCATCTGAATCTGCTTTGTATTTTCCAGTTCTTATTGTGTACCCTGTAGATTTTGCAATATTTGCTCCTGATATACCATCAAAACTTTCTGGGTTTGCATAAGTAAAAGCACTTCCTGCAGAAGTAGTTGGTGGTCCTCTAAACCTATATGTTGTTGAATCTGTTAAACCATGTCCAGGTGAAAACACGTTTATAATTCCTGATCCTGCAGCGTAAGTTTCAAAACCATTGTTAACTATTCTAACAGTTGTAGCGGGTTCTGTTCTATCTGGTCTTACTTGTAGTAGTGCAATACCATCCCCTCCCACAGGTTTAGGTTCTAGTTGTGGTTGTTTTGGTTCAAACTCTGTGTAGTGTACAAACGCACCATTCCACTCTCTAACCATTTCTCTATACGGAAATTCTAAACCCGATCTATCTGAAATAGCTTTTGAATGTTTTCCTGTTGCGTACTTAGACATTAAGTTCCTGGGTAATAAGCTTTTGGTGTAATAAATGTACTAGAAGCTGAACCATCTTCTGCCAAGGCTCTTGCTAATTCATCTTCATAATATAGTTTCATTTGTTGAACCAATTGCGGTTGATATTTTTGTGCAAGATAAAAAGCTAAACCTGAAGTCATACAAGGCACAAATCTAAAAGGTAAATCTGTTGCGTTTGTATAATTTCCTACGTCTTGAATTCTTTTTATGTAATAGAAATGCATATCTTTAGATGCATTAGTTGAATCAGGTGTAGGGTAAATACTAATACTAGTGTAATCAATAAATCTTTGGACCCAATATTGATTAGGTGTTCCTTTAGAAAGTTTATTTGAAAAACCTCCATAAGTAGATCTATCAACTTTAGTCATAGGACTATCTGATTGATTTGTTGCTGTTCTATTACTTCTTAATTGTGCTTCAAGGACATCAGATATTCCATAAACACCATTTGGATTTGAAACAGCACTTGTACCATCAGAAGATGCTCTAAAAAATTTATATTCAGCTTGTCCTTCAATTAAATCAAGATCTAATTCTCCTATTTCCCAATAATGAATACCTCTATTACCCCATTCTTGAAATAAGATATTAAGAGATCTTCGGGCTGACTTCATTTGATAGCCAGCCACAGAATTTAATCCGATACGTTCAAAAGCTTCTTCTATTATTTCATCAATAGCAAAAGTTTTATCGAACGTTGTAGTGCCCGAGGTAGTATTAGCCATTTAATCTCCTACTATTCGTAAACTTTAATCCATTCACAAACGACTGTTCCAGAGTCTCCTGCTGTGCAAGCTGGTAATACTATATTAACATCTCCACTGTAACCACTAGCCTCTGTATTTTTTAATCCACCAAAAGATGAATAGTCATATTCCATTTCACCATTTAATGTTTGAAAAACAATATTAGTTCCTGAATTATCCCATTCCATACGTAAAGCATCAACTGGTGCTGTTACTGAAACGTTACAGCTAACTTTATTTAGTCTTACCGTTTGACAAGATTTACCATTATTTTTAGCTAATCCAGAAACATCAACTATTTTAGTTGTGCCTCCAGAATTATCAGAAACTACATTGTAGTGAGTGATTAGTTTTTTTGCTCCGTCGAATACAGTTGTATTTAATACTGTGTCTGCCATGTTTTGTCCTCCTTTTAAAGGACGCCTGCATTACCAGGCGCCCCGAGTTAATTTATTACGCGTCTGCGTACGGTGTTACTATTGTACCTGATCCAAGCAATAAAGAATTGTGAACTAAGTATGTAGCAGTATCAATCGCTGTGAAAGATACTACGCTACCAACGATACCACCTTTTGTAGAACCGTTCATAGTTATAACATCATTTGTTGCAGCTGGAATGAAAGCTTTTTTAGAACCGTCATCAACAGCAATCATGATACCACCTTTGAATTTGTCAGTACCATCTGTTTTGATGTCCATATCAGTTGCAGCAGTTTCCACATAAAAATGAAAAGTTGCACCAATGTTGTTTAAGTTGTTAACGTCGTTATCACCTGCAGTACCGCCATTTGCATTTACATTGATTGAAGGTAAA